CACAATCCCAGCGATTAAGCCCATAGCCAAATCTTTGGGATTGGTGTTTCCGGTCATGTACACGGCCAGACATCCAGCCACCGCGCTGCGCATCCATGATGCTGCCGCTGCCTTAAATTGCTCCATTACTTTTCTCCTTTTGGTCGATCCGGCAAATCACCGGAAAACGCGCCATAAGTTGGTCGGCCGTAACCGACAACAAATGACCTTGCTCCCAAAGTTCTTGATTTAACCATGACCTCGCCACCATTGCGCTGATCGCCACCGCCTGATGTGTTGCCTTCAATGGTCACAATCTGTTTTTCAGAAACCCGGATCACCAAGCCAATGTGATTGATTGTGGTTTTGTCATCGATAATAAAATCAAAGAAAACAAAATCACCAATCTTTGGCTCGGTGTGCCATTTTCTCATTTTTTTGAAAGCATCAGCTCCAGCCCGGGTGCTCACCACATTTGGCACATCGACTCCAGCTTGATCGGCACACCAATTGAGAAATGACCCACACCATGGCAGCTTGTCGGCTTTCATGTGCTTGCCGTACTTTGTCTCATTGTTGCCGGTTTCAGCTGTACCCACCTCAGCGAGCGCAACCTGAATCAAACGCGGCAATGTGCCTTGTGGAAATGTCACAATCCCAAAGCCTTCAAATCATCCGTTGTTAAGCCTAAAGCAGCCAATTTTGCTTGAGCTGTGGTTTTGGCTGATTCTGTGTTTTCTAATCGTGCCAGCTTGTCCAAACGAGCTTCAGCCCAATCTTTCAATTGTGCTTCGTATTGATCTAAATCGAGGTTTGTGTAACCTACTTCATCGCTGCCAACGCGAATCCCATCCGGATTTTCTGCACGGATTATTTCAATCATTTGCTTAAGTGTTGTCATTAGATAGCCAATCCATAAATTGCGATGTCACCGCTGATGTTTGTTGATGATGATTTGAAAGCAATGCCTGTGTAAGTACGGGCATCATTTTGCCAGCCTGCAAAATTGGTTGTGCCAAAATTGCTTGTGCCTTGCGTGCCTAATCCATAAAAACGAGGCCGTTCGCTAGTATTTCCAACCCCATTCATGGTGATTGTTGCAGCACTTACATCGCCACTTTCGCCAATGAAATTCATAAATGAAAAGGCTGATGCATTGTTTTGCTGATTTGTGCCAAAAGTTGATGAATTAAAAGCCAGCGTAAAATTTTGTCCATAATAAAGCGATGTCTGATTTGTTGGCCCAGCGTATCTCAAGACAAATTGAGCATCATCGCCACCGGCTGAAACAGACAACAATCGTTCAACGACAATTAAATACGATTTGTAAGAGCTTGTGAATACCCCATCAAAAGTTGTGCCGGTATCGGCCACATTTGTAAATGTTGCTCGTGTAATCAATGTCATGCCGCTTGCTGCAACAGTTGCCCATTTCAAGCCTGTTGCGGTAGTTGAATCAGCACTTAAAAATTGACCATTTGTGCCAACGGCCAATCGTGCCGGTGTATCGGCTGCCGTTGCACCAATCAAATCGCCTTTTGCATCGACAATCGTGTTTTGGATTGCGTTGGAATCATCCTGTGCAACCCAAACAAAATCCATGTCGGTGTTTGAATTTTTGGCTAATACCTGACCCGATGTGCCGCCTTTGAGGTCGGCCAATGATGTATCAACAGCCTGCCCAAATACCTCGAAATCGGCCGGGAGCTGATAAACCAAATCGGTATTCGTTGGCATTTGCCAGCCAAAATTGCTCGTTGGGTTTGTCATGTTTTCTCCTTACGCCACAATCGTGGCATTGATCCAATCCAATGTTGGATTGATTGTGTTCCAAGCTTCACCAATTGCCACATCGTTCCATCGCATGGCTTGCAATGAATAGGCCAATGGTGACAAAAGCATTGAAATGCTGATCTGATTGTATCGGGCCGAAAATGTCCAGCCTTCAACGAAACCCGTAAAATTTCCGGAATTCATGTTGAGTGGCAAATCGGTGACAAGCAAAGGCATCCCCATGAAAACGCTAATCAAAGAATCTCGATCCCCATTGTCCAGCTCTGGATTTGTAAGCTCGTATGTGATGTTGTTGAAATTGTATTGTGGGTTAGCTCTTAAGGTTAAATAGAAATCGGCCTGATCCTCAGCATCGGCTGCATTGTGCAAGGTTGTGGTAATGATTTGAGCTAATTGCCCATAAGAGGCTATTGAATCGGCATCAATTGCTGATTTTTCAGCTGATGATGTTGCCCCGTATTTGATGGTGATGGAATTTCGCACATCGCCTGCGCGTTGCTGGATGCTTAAACCTGATGCAACAGCATGGTTTGCTGTGAGATTCACATACCCGTTGGCAGTTAAGTAATTGACCCGGTGAGTGCTGTCTGCATAGCCAATGCGGCCTTGAGCATCCTCAAAAATGTATCCCAATCCCGATGTGGCCAAAGCTGAGACCAAAGAATAAACATCTGTGCGCTCGGATGATCTAGCTGCAAGCTCGTAATTGCCTGGTTGATCGATTTCGCCTAGCCCGGAATTCTCAGCGTTGATCCATGTGATTGTTGGATCGTAAGTGGCCCATGTTGTAGCTTGAGGCACTTCCTCCCATGTATCAAATAAAACATCTTTCAAAATGTCAAAAATCTGATCGCCATCAAATTCTTTTGACAGCACACCATCTGTCAATGCCTTTGGCAATCGAGACAATGCACCCAAAGCAATGATGTTGATGCGCTGTGCATAATCAATGCTGCCAACCTCGGCCACCGAAATTGCTACCTCAACAACCGATCCACCAAAGATTGGCACAAATGTGCCTGTTGAATCTTGCAGCTCAATTGACAATCCATCATTGATGCCAATGGTCACATTTGATTGATCAAGGTTGATGATGTCAAGATTTGTGTATCCAGCCTGCGCCTGCTCATAAATGTTTGAGCGGCCGCTGGTAATAGTTAGATTGGCCAAAATAGCCGTTTGGTATTCCACGCCTGCAATAGTTACGCGCCAAACAGGATTGAAAATGCTCATGGCTTAAATTCCCACAAGATTGGTCGCGCCGCCTGTGCCTCTAAAATAACTGTTGTTTTGAGCGTTATTCAGCGCGCGTGTAAAACCTTCTTCATCGATAATTGATGGGGAATTTACATTGATCACCACGGCTGGTTGGCCCGATGCCGCCATAATTCCGGCCAGAGTGTTTGTATTGACACCCGATGTGCCATAAGGAAAACCTCGATTTGATGCAGCATTGATACCTGCCAAAGTAGTTGTGCCGCTAGTAAAATTATCAAAAGCACCGGCAATGTCGGTAACAACCTGCTCAGCCTTTTTGGTAACTGTTGCTGCATTGGAAACGACAGCTGAAACACTACCGCCACCACCTCCACCGCCTCCAGTTGTGCCACCAGTGCCTCCTGTGCCACCTCCTGTGCCACCGCTAGTGGATACAGCTGGCCCGAACCCTGCTGCAAATGGAATTGATCCAGTTGATGGAGCTGCAATTTGATCTTGACCATCAAAAATCTTTGTGGCGGCATAGATTGAGCCAGCAATCGCTGCGGCTGTTGCTAAACCTAGAAACGGATTCACGGCAAAACGCGATGCAATGGCTGCGGCCAAAGCTGTGTTTCTTAAAGCCACATAAGCTGCCGTGATGAGCTTGATCAATGCAATGGTGGCTGTGACACCAGCTGCAATTTTGGATGCGACAAAAATGCCAGCAATAACTCCAGCAACAATCAAAAGCTCATCCTTGAAATTGATCACAGTTTCAATTAAGCCTTTAACTCGTTTGCCCCATTCAATTGCTGTTTTTTGTGATTCGGTTAATCCGTCTTTGAGTCCATCTTTACCGGTTAGGCCATCAACAAAACTTTGTACGACCGGCACGACATTGATTAAAATGTAATCAGTTAAAGCTGTGACGGCTGGCAATAAAGCCGCGCCCACTTGCTCTTTTGTTTCGCCAATGGCAATGCTTAATTGTTCAAACTTAAACTGGGCTGTGGTTGATTGATTTTCAATAAAGCCATCAAATGTCTTGTTGAGCAACGCCTGTGTTTGGTCAAAAGTCAATGTGGCTAATGTTGCCTTATCAATTCCAACACCCAATTTTGTAAGTGCTGTATTTGATCCTTCAAAACTTTTGGCAACGGCGTTTGTTACAGCTTCCAAAGGCTTGCCTGTTGCAGCTGCAATTTCTTGGCTCAATGTGAGCAATTCTTGAGCTTTGGTCAAATCTCCGGTAGAGCGCAATAGACGAGACAAGGCCGGGCGAATCACATCATCGGTTGTGGCCGTTGCAATACTTTGCTTTGTTATGTATTGATCAATCCCAGCGATTTGAGCAGCTGTGGCATTAGTCGTGTTCCGTATCGTTTCCTCAAGCTTCTTTTGACCAGCTTCATCCTCAGCGGCAGCTTTGACCGATGCAATAGCAAAAGCACCAATTGCGGCTCCAGCTGCGGCAAATGCTAATGCGGCTTTTTTGCCAAAATCACTAGCCTGATCGCCTAGCGTTTGAGTAGATTTGCCAGCCGTGCCAATGTCTTTTGTAAAATTAGCGACATCGGCCAACAAGGCCAGCTTTAAGGTTCTGGATTGTCCGGCCATGTCACCACTCCTTCAAAATGCGATCAAAAGCGTTGAGCCATTGCCCAATCAAATGAGGTTGCTCAGCTCTTAATGTTGGATAAATAAAGTATCCTCGTGATCCGCGACCTTCACGCCCAGACCACACCGGGAATTGTTTGAATTTGTTTGAGCCAAATTCGTAACCGCCCCAAAGCTGTTGAGTTGTAGCTCCACCGCTAAATTTTTGCGACACAAAGCCGAATGACAATTCACCAATTTTGGATGATTTGCTTACGCGCGATCCTTGGGCAATTCTGGATGCAGCTTGATTTGGCCGGCTACCAGCTGCCGAAATGATTTTCGATTGTAGATAAGTGGCCAAGCCGTTGCTTACGCTTTTGGCTTGCTTGACCGCTTCCTCATCCATAGCTTTGAAAGCTGACAAAACGGATCGCAATTCTTGCTTGTTAAATGCGATCGCTTCCTCAGCCATTGCGCCTCTCCATAATCTCAATTGCCGTTAGTAAATCCTCAGCTGTTTTGAATTCGCTAAGAGGTTGGCCACTTGCGATGGCTACCTCCCACAAAATCCGATTTATGCTTCCGGCTTTGTAACTTTTGGGCTTGCATCACCGACAATTATGTCGCTGACAGTTTCACACCAAATTTCATAAGGCTTGACAGGTTTGCCAGCGGCCTCACGCTTCATTGCATGGTATGCAAGAAACAACAGATCAGACACGCCCATTTTGTCTTGAGCTTGTCCAATCGTGTTGCCTGTCTTGTTTTCCCACTTTGCCCATTCTGCTGGATGTGCAATGTATGTTTCACCATTGCCGTCCGTGTATTCGATTGTGATTGGTAGTTTCATGCTCCCGATTCCTTTTCTGTTAGCTAATTGTTAAAATAGGTGTTGTGACACAGGTAAATGAAAGTGAAACAGTTTGTGCATCCGGTGCTGTGCCTCCAGCTGATGGCAAAATTGGCTGCACATCAAAAGCAAATGATGCTCCTGAATCTGCCCCAAAGATTACAGACAAGCCAGTATTTGGCGCGCTGGTTGCAGCTGTCCAAAGCTCCTCGCAAAGTGAATTTGCTGCGCCCCAATCGGCCAACATTTCAACAGCAAATGTGCCTTGAGTGTCGGTCGTAAAGTAGGCCTTGCCATCGAGTGTCTGGTATGTGTTGATCGTTGAATCGACTGTCAAAGTCGCTGATGTGGCCTGTGCATCGTAGCTATCACCAGCAATGGTGAAAGTGATGTCTCTGCCGGTGATGATTGTTGTTGGCATGATTTCTCCTTAGTTGGTGTAGTAAGTGCTGACTTGTAAATCGGCCGTGAGGTATTTGCCCGCGCCAACTTCCAATGGTTGAGGTTGATTGACATTGCCCACGACATAGCCGTTTGGCATTGCGCTGATGATGCTGATCATCAATGTTTCAAGATTGTCCAAAGCTGCGGCATTGTTAGCATAAGCAACAACCCCAGTCACAGTCAGATTGATCTTGACTTTTGTTGTTGAGCCATTGATCAAAACGCTTTCTAAATAAGGTGCATCCGGGATTAAACAAATGCTCGGTGATGTCATTGTCTCTGGAATTCCGTTGTACACATTGGCAGCAATGCCTGAAAGTGCCGTTTTCAATGGTGTGCGGATAGCTGATTCGATGCTCATTGGCACATCGTTTCGACATCAATGAACGGGCCTAAAAGCCCGATGACTCTGTTGCTGAGACTCCGGCCTAAAACGAATGGTGACGGCTGAAAATTGTCTGACATAATCTGATTGCCGGGAGCTGTGATGCTCTGAAAAATCTCAACCGATACAACCAAAATTGCGTTTTCAACTGGTGGTGTGTTTGCGTACAGCTGCGCGGCTGACCCACCGGATAAGGTCGCAAATGCCGCCGGAATAAACGGCAATGGGTATGTTCGATCAGCCGC